TCAGAGGTTGCAAACTCAGCCACTTGTTCCATGCCGTCTGAATAGCAGCGAAAGACTTGAATACAGAATCTGTCAGCCCAATCAGACGAGCCGTAGGCAGGGTCAGCACCGATGACGTAGTAAGCGGTATCTATCGGTTCTTCCCATACCTTTAGGGTAGAGAGTCGTTCAGTTGACTTCAAGACTTCTGTGTCTTGGAAGTTGACGCCCATAGCATAGCGATAGTTATCGCAATCAATCTTCTTAGCAATCTTCATGGCGTCAGTACACCGTGAGTTTGAAAAGAAGGATGTTCCGGTCATAACAAACGCATAGTCTTCTGTTGGAGGAAACTCTTGGTACATCAAGGAATCATCCTTAATTCCTTCTAGCATCTTCCAACGCCACCACGCCATTTGGCGAGAATTAATCTCAAAGTTGTAGAGCTTCTTAATATCTCGCGTCCACTCTTTTTCTTCTGGTGTTAGTTTCCCGTCCCAATAGACTTTGTAGACATCAGTCTCAGGAGCCGCAGAATAGAACTCGTTGCGCCACCAGCCACAGAAAATAGCTTTCTGCGTTCTAGCCCTTTTAGCTGTCACGTACATATCGTGAAACATATTAAAGCCGCGAGCAGTAGACTCAAAGATGTAGAGACGCTTAGGGTTTGTCTCAGCAAGAGAAGAGATGAGTGACGCTAGTCCTTCTTCATCTCCCCACGACGACGTCTCAGTTCCGTGAAGGAATGTGATGCCCTTGCCACGACCAAGACTTCCTTTCGCTCTAAGCCCAGCGACTTGATAAAAGATACGACTTCTGTTTTTGAGGGCAAGAGAGTTTCTATTGTGTGCAAGTATGGGTATTTTGTATTCTTTTGGTAAACCATCCATATAGGCTCCGAGCGTGCCTCTAAACATATCTCGGTTTTCTTCTGTGTCTGTAACAAGCGTTCCATTTAACCCCGCATTGATGTAGTGCCAGTAAAGGTCTAGAGCTAGACTTATGGTTGTGATGCCGAGTTGACGGCCTTTAAGAATGACAAAGAAATGGATACCGTTTGCTAAGCCATCAGCAATCTCATTCATAACGTATGTCTGAGTGCCGAGCAAGTTATCCATCTTCCGTAATCCCTGCTCTTTAGTCTCAATCTTTAATTCAGAGCAAAAGGTGTAAAACTGTTTGAGATTGAACTTCATTTAGACTTTCGTCGTTCATTGTCGAACTTTTCTAGGTTCCAGTTAGCTATACGGTACCTAGCCTCTGGATTCTTGGCTACTCGCAATAGCTCCTTCACTAATTCCGGGCTATATTGGTTTTTCCAAGACTGTAGCAAGTCTTTCTTTTCGTCCGGACTGTAAGCACGGTTAGCCTTACCCATCTCCGACTTTAAAATACGCCGGGAGAGAAGCAGCTCCTCTGCATACCTATCAGTTGATGGTTCTGAGTCGCTCAAGAGTATCTTTCAACCGCTCATTCTCATCATTAGCATCACGAAGCAACTTAGCCGACTCCGTATGAACACGCATTAACTCATGAAAGAGTTCAGCATGACTCATCGTGTAAACCTTCTCCATGTACGCCTTCTTTACATCCTCCATCGCTAAAGGCATTAAATTATTCATCGCTTGTGTCATCACTTTCTCCTTGAACACTCATGTAAGCCAATAACTCATGGCAAGCCCTACGAACTCTAGGGTCCTCCTCAAAACGCAACGTATCTTTCATACGCCAAATCATGTACTGGTCTAAAAACGTATCCACCGTCATGTCTACATCAAACTTCAACACACCCGAATCTTCATCCCTTACGTCGTTCTCCATACCCTTACCCCCTCCGGTTCTTTCCTAGCTATGAATTGCATCCCCAACCTCTTAGATGCCCGATAGTTCGCATTACACACCACCTGCAACTTCCCCTCTACTACAAAGAAACTGTCCCCAATTTCCATGCTGCCGTATGGATACCTCTTCTTTCCCTCCGGCAACGGCACCGTCTTATCTACTTCTAAGTTAATCATATCTATCCCTTCTAACCAATATACACACTATAGACGAAAAAAAGCCCCAGCACAAGGCTGAGGCAAAACCCCGGAGAGGGGCGTTCACACAGAAGGAAAAATCAACAACAGAATACCAGAAAACACATATTTTTTTTGGGGGGAGAAATGAAAGGGGCACTCACTCCAAGACCCCAAAGTCCAACTCAATCGGCATTGTGCAGCGTGTCATCACATGCAAGCTGTCGACCATTGCCCAAGGCCATATCGTGCTGCTACAGGCTGTCATACGCCATTGCATGCATGCGTATGCGTGCTATTGCTGTACCCAATGCCCATCTAGATAATTGTAATTGTGGTAACGGGGAGAGTGGCAGACACTCAAGTTATCCGCTTAGAGTTCATTGATGCTTAATATATATCACTACAGTAAACATATTATATATTTATGATGTTCTTATTATATATTTATGATGTTATATCTTAATACTATCATATATATTTAATCAATAGAAAAATACAATATATTTATCCGTTGACATAACCTCTATAATCTATATAATAGCAATCAGCAACAAAGAAATGTTCCTAACCTTTCCTAACCAAGTGAGGCAAACATGAGAGACAACCTAATCGCAGCATACCTAGATTACGTAAACAATTATTTAACGATTGAGAAGTATGCCGAGCATAACGGCATCACCGAAAATCAAGCCACGATGCTAATAGTTTTGGCGTCTGAAGTATTTAACTCAAAACATCCTGAAGCCTAATCAAACCGTTTGCCAGTACGTTAACTGGCTTTTCCTAACCTTTCCTAACAAGGGGCTTACCATGCAAAAACAAAGACTCACTAAAGAACAAAAAGCGGCTGTTAATCGTTATGAACAATGCTTACGTGAGGAGGATAGATATCTCGGCAGCGTATTTGCTAACCATATCGGCCAAAAACAAGTCGAAGAAAAGACAAAAGCGGCTTATCAAGCTGCCGAAAGACTCGGCGTTTCCCATCTCTGCTAATCAATTTCCTAACATTTAAGGGGCTTACTATGCAAAAAGAACGCTATATACCTTCCGGCTATGAACTAATCGCTAAAGACGAGAGATATGGTTTTGAAGTTTACGGAACTAACTCACCTCGAATTGTCGCTATTTGTTACGGCGGCAAGCGCACAAAATCAGACTGGCACTACCGTTTCAAAAATATGGCTAGTCTTGACAAACAAATATCCGAAAGCCTGAACGGTTATATGGAATGGCAAGAACGCAAAGAAAAGCGCAAAGCAGAACGAAGCAAGCCTCATAACGTCAAAATCGGTGACGTTTTCCGATGCTCTTGGGGCTATGACCAAACAAATATTGATTATTACGAGGTAACAAAGGTTATCGGCGTAATGATTGAAGTGTGTGAAATTGCTCAAATGAGAGAAACAACAGGATTTTTATCCGGTGAATGTGTACCGAAAACAGGCCATTTTATAGGTAAGCCAATGCGTAAAAAGGTTTCAATGTGGAATGATTCACCGTCAATCAAAATCTATAGTTTTGCTTCTGCTTATCGTATTGAGCCAGTAGCGGTAATTGCCGATAAACCTGTTTTTGCTGCTTCTGAATGGACGGCATATGCCTGAATCACTCTTTGAATACATTGCCGGCCTTGTCGGCTTTGCTCTGTTTTACTTGTTTTTCTTTGTTTTACTTTCTTTCTAACCTAGGTGAATACCATGAAAAAACGTGAATGTTTTAATGCTTTGATGAATCAATCCTCTAACTGGATTTTGAGGTCAGCACAAAACCCTAATCAGTTTATGAGCAAAACAGTAATTCTTTTGCATTATCTGGCCTTACGTAAAAAGGGCATTTAAGACGTTTTATCTGTTTAGGCTAGTCAACTACTGGCTAGCCTATTTAATCGCCCTATGGGCTTTCCTAATCGTTTTACGGGGGTTTTATGAGTTCATTATTACGTACCGCTTCATGGGTTATTGTCGACAAATCAACCAATAAAGCAATATTTGAGACTTTTAGCAAGTCAATTACAGACAAAATAAATGTTGAAAAGTATCAAGCGGTTCCAATTCTTGAATATTTGCAAAACTTAAACAAAACTATAAAGGGTCAATAATGGGCAAACTTAAAAACCTAATGATTGACATCGAATTAGAGACTCAGAATCGCGTGTTTAAGCGATTAGAGACTATTCGGGATATCGAACTACTGGCAAGCTCTGTAAAGCCCGCTACGGGCCTTTTAGAGGGCAGAGAATGGATTCCTGCCAATAACACCGACGTCACGCGCACGTGGAGGAAATTCGGCTGGCGTCCTATTGCAGAGATTAAAGCAGAGAAAGAAGCTAAAAATGGATAGAGATATGATTATTGCACTTGCGAATGCGGCTGCTATGGGCAAACCTGCGGACGGTTGGGGATTTGAGTTTGATTATGAACAACTTGAACTCTTTGCCAACTTAGTCGCAGCAGCAGAGCGCGAAGCGTGTGCTAGGTTATGCGATGAATACATTGATTCTGCATCCGACCATGAATCCGGTACTGCTTCCGGTATTCAAGAGGCCATACGCGCAAGGGGGCAATAATGCTTGCCAGTTTATTCACAATTTTATGTGCTGGGATATTTATGGGTGCAGGAATAATGCTTTTGACGGCTCTCGCGTGGTTTTTATGGACTTTTTTAACTCCAGAGGATTGACAAAATCCCCCACGCGCATGTAGATTCGCTCCTGTTGTCGTGGAAAACAACAAATTAAGGCCGTTTGAATCTGTTCCTTGCCCTGCCACTAACAGGGTTTCCACCAAGGAGCAGTTTCAAGCGGCTTTTTTGTTGCCCATGATGACCGCACTGGTCGCGTTAGCAATGGGCTTGAATGGGCTGCTACCAAGAAAACACCGCATACCGGAGACACCCACGGCAATGTGACAGAACTTGGTTAGGGTATCTGTAAAGTCTATGGCAGGTGGCAATGACAAGACATAGACATAAGCCAACTAACCCGTCACGCGCACTTGGTACTGGTTTTGTAGCCTTAAATCAGTATGGAGAGGAGGCCGGTATAGGCCACCCTTGGCAGGTTATCGACTAAAGAAAGTGAGGCGAAAAAAGATATTGAACATAATTGAATTAACCTATATAGTCCTACTGTATTTCCTAACCACAAAGGGGTAAATCATGAGTACACCGAAGCTGTGTATCGACTGCAAGCATTACAAATCACGCAATTGCTACCATCCAGAGAACGGCATTGACCTAGTTGACGGCGGTCTAAAGTCTGATATGTGCGTAGTCATGCGTACAGAAGCTGGCAAATGCAAACCTTCCGCACTACTGTTTGAAGCAGCAGAACCTGTTGTTTACGACCTTGCAGCACTTTTTCC